CTCGACAATTTATTTGGCATAGCGATTTTGATGCCCATATCCTTATTTTGGATTACCAAATCCTCCACCACTACTCGCTGTGCGTGTGCTATGGTGCGATTTGCATAATGAACGCAGGTTAGAAAAATCGTGTGTGCCTCCATCTCTCAGATTAACAATATGATCGACCTCCGTGGCTTCATTTCCGCAAAACACGCAAAATGGATTGAGTTTCAGCCACCTTGCCCTGATCTTTTGCCAGTTTCGGTCATACAACCTGGTCGAACGTTTGGTCTCACCCGTATATCTAGCCTGGTACTGCTGATAATGCGCATCACATATACCACCATTGACAACAATCATGATGCATCCTGGCGTTGAACATATTCTGGCTGCGCGCACATAGCCTCCATATCACACCTTCAACATCGTCAAAAACAAATCTCGCTCGATCGTGGATACATTTAGATCGCATCCTTGGATCGCCTTTGGGTAGCGCGGATCGCCTGGCTTTTTGGAGCACAGTTTCGGCGCTTCGCCCTTATCCGTAAACTGCCACAGCACCACCGCGTTCTTGTAAATAGACTTTGCCAACCGTGTCGGCATCAATCCACTCCACCGTTTCAGGAAAGCCTCATATCCCGTGTATTTCAAAATCGTGTACGGCTGCCAGGGATATTGAGCGATCCATATCGGCGCGCTCCCGATCCACGCCGGCCAGCTCAATATATCCAGTGTAGCCGGATTGGTGTAGTGCCACGGATGACGCTGCGTCAGCGTGGCCAGGCGATTGACATACACCTGGGCCTCCAACGATGTTACGCATTTGCTCCCGTTTTTCGGGCTTTCGATATCCGCTACCATCACTGCATTTTTCACGCCGGGCAACGACGAATAGAAATCGGCATTCCTCACTATCGAGTACGCCCGGTCCGGAATGTGATAGGTGAAATATGGCTTATGAATGGCCTTGCATAATGTAATATGATCGGGAAGGAGATAATCCATCTCGATCCCAACCCCAGCGCAAATCCCCACCGCGTCGAAATTGAGCGCGATCTTATCCCAATCCGCTCCCCCGAGGCGGTAATAACGATTGATGTCAACGACTCTGGCCTGTTCCATAATTAATTTTCCTCATAGCCTGGTTCGCAAATCTGATTTTTCATCATGTGCGCTGATCCGTTCCTCCACTTTCGCAAATCCGACCTCGATCCGCTCTGTCAGTTTCGAAACATTAACTGTCAGGCAATCCGTCGCTTTTACGATTCCCGTCAGCGTCTCGAAAAACGCCCGGTTTTCCTTTTGCTGCCAATCCAGCAAATTTTCCTGCTGGCTTTCTTGCCACTTGCGTCCAATTTCTGCTTGCTGTGAATACCAGCCTTGCTGATTACGGAACACGGCCCAAAATGCAAGCGCAGCCAGGATGATCACAAAAACGACAATCCCGGTCACCACATATTGTTCGGTCAACGCTGGCGGCAATGTGATAGGGTCAGTCATAAAAGTCATCAGGCCGGCATGTCCGGCTTTCGCAGCGTCTTCGACAGAAAATCATGCAGAAAGTTCGACCCGCGCCCGATCACCAGCCCGCTCAGCACCTGGCCCACGGGCGAAACTTGCCAGGTGATTGGAACTCCCGACATCTGAGCAATTCCATTGGCGATCACCGCGATCAGGTCTATCTCCCAATATAGCGCCAAAAAAACCCCGACGCCTGCCGCCACATACATCAGCAGCCACGTCCAGGGTTTTAGCGACTCGAACTTGCTCATCGGCGTCCCCAACAGATACTCCACCAGCGACTCGGTTAAAAACGCCAGCGCAAACGCCACCGCAATCAAAACCGCAATCATCCCGATATTCATATCTGCCTCCAGTTAACAAAAAAACGGGGTCGCTCGCGCCACATATGGCAAAACGAGTGACCCCGCTGGATACCCAGTACTCTAGGGCCTACATCCCTATTATAGCATTATTTTTTCTTCGTCCGGGCCTTCCGCGTGGCCGGCTGCCAGGTCTGGGCGGCTTGCCGGCATTGGCCCGGCTGGATGCAGTTTTGCGCTCCGAGCGGATGGAGCCCAGGGTGGCGGCTGCGGATATTTTGACCCTGGCGTCATAGGCAGCTTCCCAGACCGCGTATTGCTCAGCGGTATAACTTATGCCAAGCTCGGCTTCGCGGGCGCGGATTTTAGCGGCATCGGCGCCGGCGCTAACCCCGGTAACTTTCCAGTTGCCATCTGGCTGGCGCTCCAGCATGCCGACGCCATCTATCCATACCGCGTCGTTGTCCAGCTTTTCGGCCTGCATGGATGCCTGGCCGGTGCGAAATGCAGATTGCGCGATGATGACAATGGCGGCGAGCTGGTCAGGTGTCAAGGCATCGAGTAGACCGACTTTTTCGAGCACATCGAGATGGGGGGCCTTTTCGGAGGGGACATAATGGCGGAGGACAGGATGATCGTAGACCAGTTGATATTTGGATGGCTCGCCTTCCGGCTGGCGGGGGATCGGATTGTTATTGCAATCCAGGCCATAATTGACCAGGCTGCAGAGCCAACATTCGGGGACATCGGGTCGGGAGCAGTAATTCGGTTTCATGGTTTTTTCCTTCGCTAACGAAGCCCCTGGGGGTTAGCCGGGGGTTGTGGGGGTTATTTCAGATTTGCATCCGCATAGATGGATGTTAACCACTCGGTGTACTCGTCATCGCGGACGCCCATTATGTCTTCGGGCCCAAGCGCCAAATGAGTTCCAGAGACATACTCTTCCTGGCCGTTCCAACGGAGCAACACACATGGAGTATTATCATATGTTGAGTTACTGACAATGGCTTTGGCTATGCCGAGTTTTTTGAGCGCCTTGCGGATTAATTTGTACGTGCATTTGTCGTTCATGGGCAGGGTTCCTTTTTTTTTTGTGGGGGCGCGTGGTTGGCGCGCCCCGGTGGGTGAGGGGTATCTATTCACTTTGTGGGAATGATCAGATTTCTGTGAGGGTCTTTGTGACCTTGGCCGGGAAATCTTGGATATCCTCTACCCATATGATGGGTTTGCCATAGCCAGGTGGCAGGTGATCGTCTAGTCCCTGGGTTATGGGGGCTGTGGGGTCCAGGACGCGCAGGCCTGAATTTCCTCCCCAAACCAGGTATCCGATTGCGTCGCCTGCTTGCACTTTTGCGACGCTGACGGGGCAGGGGCGACCATTGAAAAGATCGGTCCAGCCGACCACTGTCTTTTTTTTGTCCGACTCCCCGAAGGGCAGGTGGATCTTGTCGCCCGTCCATATGGGGGAGAGCGTTTGGAAGGTTTGCAGGGGCATCCCAGCGGGGTAGTTGGATGTGGCTTTGATGTAGATTTGGATAGTTTGGGTCTTCATGGCAGGGTTCCTTTTTTTGTGGGGCGCGGGGTTGGCGCGCCCCGGTGGGGGTTGATTGGGTTAGTCTAATAATTGCTATCGGAGCGGTCCATTTCGTGCTCGAACTCGCGAGCGGCTACCTGTTCGGGGGAGTTGTACCAGGCGTCATGAGTTGCTTCGGCCTGCGCTTTTGCGATCTCGATTGCGATCTGCTCATCCGATTTGGGCGTCTCGGCCGCGACTGCGGCGATCAACCCAGCGACCAGGTCATACATATCTTGCCGTAGATACACATTGTCAAGTTTTCCAATTGCGCCGCCGGCGATGCCCTTGACGTCAAATTTTGGGTTGACACTGTTCAATTCTTTTCCAGTCACAATTATTTTTCCGGCTACATCCCGCAGCGTAATGTTGGTGTAATCAACGATTTCGCGCCCGGTGGTGATGTTGTATCCGTCCGCGTAATTGATCTTGTCCTGCACCTTGCGTACCATCTCTACTGTGATTGTCTTGCCGGTCTGGGTTGTGATTGTTTTGGTTGTCATCTTGTCATCTCCTTATTGATTATGATTATATTATATCCTATCGTTAGGTATTAGCAATAGTACTAAGGTACCGATTAATTGTGATTCTCTTGCCCGTTCAAACTCCCGCCAGGATCGCTTGTGGCGAGCGCAACTCGCCGAAGTCGCGGCGGAAATCCAGTGTTTTTGGGGATAGGCTTGGGGGGTGGTGGCTGAATTTGGCGTTATTCGCCAGGGGTGGGGGTATGTTTGGGGAAATTGGGGTGAATATACAGGTATCAGAATACCTATCGCTAGGTTTTTCTAGCCCAGAGCATCGTAGCGGCAGTTCGATGCCTCCAAAACACCCGGTCTACCTGTAGGGGTATTTTCGGGCCTTTTCGCTATAATCACCTGTTTTACCCCCCACAGATTGGGGATAAAACAGTTGTGATAAATCCGCTAAAAAATGGCTTTTGGGCCTTTTTACCGAAAAAACGGGCATTCCGCCGGCTTATTCATAACTTTTCTCCGCCTTCAGCCTCTGCACCCGCCCCTCCGCAATCACAATCTTCACATCCCCCCATCTCGTATCCCCCTCCACCTCCTCGATCAGCTCCACCAACTGCCGCAGCCGCTCCTCCCCCAGCAGCTCCGCCAGCCTCCTCACCACTAAACGATGGTCTTTATCGCCGCGATGGTCTTTATCGCCGCGATGGTCTTTATCGCCGCGATGGTCTTTATCGCCCTCCACCTGCAATTCAGCATCCATGTTAATCCTCATTCATCTACTTGCAGAGGGTTCGCCCGAGCGCTCTCCCCGAGGGCCGCGCAGCAAACTGCCGTCTGAATCATCCCCGCTGGGCACTCCCGGCAGATCTCCAGCCGGTCCGTCAACTCCGCCGTCAGCACCCGCTCCTCGATCAGCTCCGCCTCCAGCGCCGCCACCCTCCGCCTCAATGCTCCAATGACCCGGAAAGCCTCGACCGATCGCCTGCGACCGGCACTCTCATTGTTTTGAATCATTGCCTATATGCCTCCTTTTGAATAACTTCATCATGGTGCTGTAAACCCCGAATCGCATCCAGGATAGCGTAACGCTCGAGCAGGGACATGCACTGTAATTTATCGAGCCAGCGAGCCTTCTTGCGTTTGATGCGCTCTCGCTCCCGAAAGTTTTTCCCCAAATAATGATAATCGTGCAGCTCGAACGGCTCAGGGTAATTCATCCAGAGCCATTCGGTAGCAATCTTCCCGCCGCGAGTGCGAGACGGATATTGTAATGATCGCCAACCGGCCAGACCATTAACGTAGAGATCACTATAATATCCAGACAACATCACCAGACAAGGCAAAAACCGGATAATGTCAAGTAAACGGACATGATCAATACGGGTCATTTCCCATCGATAATATCGCTGCTGTGAACTGCGAGTCTCCATGAGATAGGGCGGGTCGAGATAAAGTAGGGTGTCGGGATTACGCAAGACACCCCGAATATCGTCAGTCATCCACTCCAACGCATCGACGCAACGCAACTCCAGACCGGGTATATCGCGGGGATAAAAATTTTTGATCACGTCGTCATCTCTATCTATGCCGATGTTGGCGATCGGGGCCGGACGCTTGTTTCGCAAGATCGCCCCACTGCCGAGGAACGCTTCGACATAGATACGATGTGGGGGCATTTGGTTGATGATGATCTGGTAGACACCAGAACCGTTCTTACCGCCTGTATAAGTCATTTAGATATCCCATCGCCATTTCCAACGAGTCCACCAGGTGGAAAATTCGCTGGAGCATCATCATTTCTTGTGTGACCGATCGGTGACCACATCGCCGACTACGATGATGTCTGCGGGCATCGTCGATTGTGATGTTGACCCCATTGACATCACTTCCATCAGCGGTTTATTCGTCAGATAGATCGGCTCCAACTCCAAACTCTCCAAATGATCATTGATTCTCTTCTCCAGCTTATATACACTATCCGGTGGATAATCGGGTACGATATGATTTGCTAATTGATGAGCCATGTAGCGATAGATTTTCCTCAGCTCCAGCTCCTCATGTTTTGGGTATAAATAACCATGCGCACTCCCATAGAACGCTCCTGGCCTTCCCTCCTCCAGATCCCCAGCCCGCCGCCCAGGTTCTCGATCCGCTGCGGCCTACCCTGGTTTTGGGTCGCTCGTGTAAACAGATCGCTCAGCCTGGCTGTCATGCCAGGCTTTTTCTTCTTGCGCTTTTCGAGTTCCGCCATCGCCGCCTCCGTCGCATTCCCGTGGATCTCCGGGATACCATCCCGCAGGATCACGTGGTCGCACTCCATCCCCAACGCCGCGATCTCCGCAAATTCAGTCCAGGTCAGACTATATTCAGGCATTCATCCGTCCTCTCCAGCGCGGTCTCGTCCACCAGGGCGGAATGATCCTGATCGTCCAGCACCAGATAGGTAATGTGACCGTTGGCAGGATATACATCCGCTACTGTTACCCGGCTGCCCAGGGGGATGAAGTAGCGTGGGAAGGCAGCATTGAGCGGCACTTGCGTGATCGCCAGATCGCCCTTGTTGAATTTGTGCGCAGGCTGGATTGGGAGTTTTTGTAATTTATGTTTCACGGTACCTCCTAAGGGCGGGAAGCCCTTCGACTTCCTCGGACTGATTGGCTCCAACTATTTCTCATATACTTGTCTTAACAGGTATTCCCATGCAACTCTAACCACTGCCGGAACTTGCCCGTTTCCAATGGCTGTAACGCGGTCCACCCGATGGGCCATCCCATCAACCACTCTTCCCAATCCGGGTTCAGCATCCCACCAACCGCCTTTTGCAAGTCCCTCGAATGCTCGCAGGTCGTCCGATTCTTCCAGTTCGTCGCCACTGGAGTCGGGAACATATCGTACTTCGCCATCGCCGCCAAATTCGGGCGCGGATGGTTCGATCCCGGCGATGTGTTGAATCTCTGTCTGGCATCGTTGGCGGTCGGCGTCGGAAACATCTTGACCGCCCCCGCCAGCTTCAACGCCTTCCACCCGTGGCTGTAAACATAGTCCCCCCGGCTGACCACAGGCGTGGGCCACAATCCAGACCCGATCTCGGATGTGAGGGGCGCCAATGGCGCACGCCGGTATGCAATCCCATTCCGCATCGTACCCGCTCTCGGCCAGGTCTCCGAAAATTCGTCGAACATAAGCGCTGGAAAGCAGCCTTGAGACATTCTCCAGTAAAACCCATTCGGGCCTGACTTCTCGAATAATGCGAAGGGTGTCCGGCCAAAGGTTGCGGGAGTCATGCTCTCCGAGCTGCCTGCCCGCTCCACTGAACGGCTGGCACGGGAATCCCGCAGTGACAATATCCACTGATCCAGCCCAGGGACACCCGTCGAAGGTTCGAACATCGTCCCAGATGGGAGCATCATCGAGACATCCATCCTGAATGCGAGCCTTGAGCACTTCAACACAGTATTTGTTGCATTCGACATAACAGACCGCTCGCCATCCGAGCAACCTGCTGCCAAGCAATCCGCCGCCCGCTCCGGCAAATAGAGCCAGCTCATTCATCACTCCTCCTCCGGAATCTCCGCCGTAATGATCGGCGTCCCATCCCTCCCCACCTCCACGCCAACGATCCTCAGCCCCAGGCTCAAATGCCGCTCCAAATCGTTCCAATCACCGATCAACATACATTCTCCTTGTCTACCTGCTCCTCTATCTTGACCAGCCGACTAGCCGACCAGCAGACTATTCCTCATGCCTTCCCAATATTCTTAAATACCGTCGGTGTCTCAGCCCGGACCGGTAGTGATATGGCCGGTATCTCCGGCTCTCCAACTCCCCCTCCCTCTCGCGGTACACCCCGATCACCGTCACCCGTGGATAATCCACGGTCAGTATATTCGCCTGCATCCGATCGCTGCGCATCAAAACATTCACCCGCTCCTCCACCAACTGCACCAGGCAAATCCTGCTATTCTTGCTCATCATCCCCTTCCTTCCTGTCTACCTGTTTCCCTGTTTTCTTCTCCACCTGTCTACCTGTTTCCTTCTCTACCTGTCTACCTGTTTCCTTCCATTCCCCCCTCAAATACCACCTCCCCTTACTCGTAAACTGCGTATACTCCACCCTCTTCGGCGCCCCAGGGCAGACCCCCACCACGATCCCCCACTCCCTCGCCGCCGGAGAGACTCCCTCCCGCCAGATCTGCAATCGCCGCTTTCCATCGATCCCACACATCATATCGATCCCCAGCCCCCCCGACAGCTCCATCCGCTGCACCTGCCCTCTTTCCAGCTCCGCCCGCCCCGCCAGCGTCCTCATCACCTCCACCAGGCTAGGTTTCCGCTTCTTCGTTTTCGATTCCATCTCCATCCTGACTTCCTCCGGGATCTCCGCCATAATGATCGTCTCCGCCCCCTCCCCCACCTCCACAGAGATGATCTTCAGCCCCATGCTCAAATGTCGCTCCAAATCGTTCCAATCACCGATCAACATATCACTCTTCAATTCCTATCCGTTTCTCATCCGTTCAATCCGCTCTCATAATCCGTTGACAGATTTTCACACACACACACACACACACACACACACACTCTCTCTTTTAAATAGAGGGGACCGCAAAAAGCGCTCATTTCCGCTTATTTTTTACGCGCTCCCGCACCCAACCCTTCTCGATTTCGAACTCCGCCGAAAACGCGCTATGCTTCAGCAAATACCTCTTCGCCGTCTCGATCGAGATATCCAGCCGGAACGCCGCCTCGATGCACACCTCCCGCACCCGCACCGCCCCATACTCCCCCATCAGACCCAGCACGATCGTCACGAACTCACACTCCGCAATCCGGTTGAACTCCACTAAATCGGTGGCCTTCAGCGTCCTCAGCTCCCCCTCCGCATCCGGCATCCCATCCACCTCCAACCGGATCGGCAGATCTCGCTCCCTCACCTGTCTACCTGTTTTCCGCTTTACCGGTTTCGGTTTCTTCGCATTGTTATCTTCGGTGTTATTCATCCGTTGATCCGTTTCTGATCCGTTGACTTGTTGACATCGACGCGGATTGCGGCAATCCGTCAGTCGCTGATCCGTTTCTTATCCGTTCGCGGAGAGCGCTCTCAGCGAACCGTTGACCGTCATCCCAACTTTTTAGCTCTAATCACTCCGTCCGACTGAGTACGGAATCCTTCTGTTTTTGCGAACAACGGATTTGACTCATGCTCTCTTGCCTGCGGTGGATTGCCTGATGGAGTAATGCTAATCGGTGCATGAACCTGGTTGATAGCATCAGCCTTCTTCTGGCAACGCCAGCACAAATCCCCGTGCTTGGATTTCCTCTGATTCATCCCGCACTTGGGGCATTTGAACTGAAGATTATCCGGTCTATGATATTGGGGCTTAGATCTATCAATAACCCGGTCTGTACCTTTTTTTTGGTCAGCATCACGAATTCTCACAATCACATGAATTTCCATCTCGATTAAACCCTTATCTCTTAGACCGGCCAATAATTCCAAGTAATTTGCATTAGGATTTTCAATCGTGTAAACATCCATAATCAATTCCTCTGATTGACCTGGCCAGGCGGGCGAAGGCATTCCGCCCGGCCAGGCTCATGTCATTGCGAGGGCCGGATGATCTTCCCGGCCCGAAGCAATCCCTTTGACATCGCTTTCACGAGTCCGTCGGCAAATACTCGATCAACGGCTCTTTCCAACCATCCACTGAAAAAATAGGTACCACCAGGAAATCCGTCAGCGCCTGCCCACAGCTCGTAGCCAGCCACGTGATCGCCGACTGAAGGCTTAACCGAAACTCCCACGGCAAATCCTTGGGAGGCACCACCCTCCAACCCATGCGGTCCGCCGTATTCACCAATCCGGAGAATGTCGAGTTGTTCGCCATATTCCCAAACTGCGGCAATCGTGCAATCGCCTGGCTCGTCAGCTGGAATTTTCGGATATCTGCTAATGCAAACCACCAGCTATAATTTCCATTCCCCATATTCGCCGTCGGCGTGGCAAAGATCACGTAGGTTTTGGTCGCATCCATAATCGCAAACGCATTCGGCGCGCTCGAAAGCACCCGCTGCGTCGCCCAGATATTCGTCCCCACCCCCGTCCCATACACCACCCCATCTGCAATTTTCATCGTCGTCGCCGCGCTCAACAGCAGCGCCGCCGACTCCTGTCCATCTGGCTCCTGCTGCCCCCCACAGCCCCCCACCGGAAACAACCCCAGCAACATCACCCCGGCCAGACATACCCACCTGGGCAAATTCTTCCAATAACTCACAAGTTTCGCTTTCATTTTTTCTTCCTTTCTCTTCATCCGTTCAATCCGTTCAATCCGCGGATTATTCTTCTTCCACCAATATTGCCACACGCCGCCGCGCCTCATACCGGATCTGCCCCGCCAGCAGCGTCACGCTCCCGCCCTGGCCGGCAAACTCCGCCGCCCACGCCGCGCCAAACAGCGCCTGCACGAACGCCAGCGCATTGACTCCCTGATATTCAGGGACTTCGAACGCCGGCCCGCTCCGGCTCAGCCAGATCAATTTTTTCTTGGTTTTTTGGGGTATGGTACAATCAGCCATAGTTTCTCCTTTTCCCGATGGTGCAGCCCCTCAGCCCACCGTCGGGAATTTGTTTAACTTCTTATTCATTGATCCAATCCACCTAATCCGTCCAATCCGCGGATTACCTGCCTCTCAAAAATGGATCACGCCGGGAAACAGGACTACGATTAGGCACAAAATAATCAAGATCAACAACCAGGCCAGCGTCAATGTAACAATGACCATTCATTCCTCCGGGATCGGCAACCCCTCAGGGAGAGCGCTCGGTGCGAACCCCCACGGGTTGCCCATGCAAACCTCATCCCACAAAAAACAAAATTGGCTATCCACCACCTCGAAATTCTGGCCTCGGATTTCATACATCACCCCGACCAGCAGGAACGTCTGAGTTTCGATACGATTGGGGCGCTCCTTCTGCGGCCCGCACCCCGCCAGCGCCAGGCCAAACAACACCACCAGCATGATCACCGTCGCCGCCAATTTCTTCCTCATCTCAGCCTCCTATCTTCATCCGCTGAGCGACATTTTTTGTCGCCATCCACGGATACTTTGTTTCCTTTTTCCATACATCCTCCTCCCATCCGTTGACGCCACCGTCAGCGAGATCTTCAGCGCCCTCTCTAGTTCCGTCACCTCATCCGCCAGCGTCTGCACCCGCTTCCCCAGATCCGCCACCGGCCCCTCGACCTCCTCCAGCAGCAACTCGCACAACAACCCCACCGCCCGCCGGTGCATCCGCTGCTGCAGATCGTCCGCCGCGTAATAATTCGCCGTCAGATAGACCGCCTGAAGTTGGCTCATCTTTGGATTTGTACGATCGGTGTGAATTCTGGTTCGAGCGGCGCATGTCCCCCCATCTCCCGCACCTCCGCCGCCCTCACCCTTCGCTGGCTCTCCAGCAAGATCAACCGCCTCACAAACTTGCTGCGGTCGCTATCGTCTTCCTTCACCATCCGGTCCAAAGCCTCCAAAAGCTCTGGATCGTATCGAAAACTCACGTTCACTTGCAAATTGTTCTCGGTCATAAGTTTCCTTTTGCGTGATTTTGTTGCGCATTTGCGTAATTAGATTATAATTGAATATAGATAATTGTCAAGTGTTGCGTGAATAAATAACGCCAAAGCGCAAATGAAATGAGCAATAATATACGCAATGGCTAACAAATCTTTCGCAGAACGGATACTTTATGAAGTCGAACTTAGGGATTGGTCGCTTTCCACACTCTCTCGAAGAGCTGATCTTAGCCGAACAGCCGTCGGTGACGTGATTTCAGGTCGCCGGGAGCCAGGTGTCAAATTCCTAAAAGGCCTATCCCAAGCCTTTGATATTCCCCTGGCTGAGATAATCTCCTGGATGGATGGAACTGAATTGAATGAAGCTGCCGACTGGAAAATCTGGAAAGATTTGCTTTCCCAATTCACCCCCGAAAACCGCCAACGCTATCGCCGCATAATGGAATCAGACATCGAATATCGAACCCGCAAGCGCGGCTAAAGTTCGTAATAACGACGTAAGTCGTTCTCAATAAGTCTGGAGGGATCATGAAAAGGATCATGAAAAACCGAAAATTACTGATTCCCCTGGCTATCCTGGCCCTGGTGACCTTGATCTGCCTGTGCTGCATTGCTTACACTTGGATAGGCAATGCGCTCCATATATTTCCCACCAAAACGCCGACTGCATCGCCCACTGCCAGCCCATCCCCTTCCGTCACTCCCCTTCCAACTCTGCCGACCCGGTCGTCTACCTCTACGCCTCCCAATTCGCCAACCGCCAGTCCATCTCCTACGATCACTCCAACCCCCACCATCACACCCACGCCAACCATTACTCCTACTCCCACGATCACGCCAACTCCTTCCATCACACCGACTCCCACACATACCCTGCCGCCAACAGCCACCCCCAACCTGGCTGCCACCCAGACCATCCAGGCCTATGGCATCCTGGCTGAGCCAAAAGGCGATGGCTTTTATACGGTCGGTGTTGATATTCTGCCCGGTAAATGGCGCTCCACCGGAGAAGGCAATAACTGTTATTGGAAACGCATGGATGAAAATCAAGAAATTATCGACAATCATTTCGGCTTGGCCGGCGGCACGGTCAACATCCTGAAAACAGATTACGAGATCGAATTCAATCGCTGCGGTACCTGGATTTATGTCGAAAATGAAATCCTGGTTTTATTACCGTCCGCCAAAGATCCGAAAGAAGATGGTTTTTATACGGTCGGTCTGGAGATTGCTCCAGGAAAATGGAAATCCACCGGCGCTGGAGATAGTTGCTATTGGGCAAGGCTGGATGGAAATCAGAAAACATTGGGAAACCATTTTGGAAACGCAGGCGGAACGGTTACGATCCGTACAACCGATTACGAAGTTTCCTTTAACGATTGCGGCGCCTGGGAATATGTTGGCCCATAATAACGACGTCAGTCGTTTCTTCCCCTTTCGCGTCTTTCGTCCTCTTCGTGTTCTTCGTGTTCCAAATTCCTTTTCCCTCTGGTTCCCTCCTCGTCGCCTATCTGCGTGACTCCGGCGGTAATGATCAAGACCTCTCCCTCGAGCAGCAGCAGGCTGTCATTTCCGCCTGGTGCCGTGATCATGACTACATCCTCCATCACATCTACCAGGACTCCCGCACCGCCTCCAGCGTCGTAGGCCGCCTCGCCTTCGAAGCCATGCTCCAGGACCTGCGCAGCCCCGATCAGCCCGTCCAGGGCGTGATCATCTGGAACTGGTCCCGCTTCGCCCGCAACATAGACGACGCCCAATTCCACCGCGCCGATCTCCGCCGCCGCGGCCTCGAGTTCTATTCCCTCAACGACAACATCCCCCCCGGCGCCGAAGGCCGACTGTTCGAAGCCATCCTCGATTGGAAGAATGAGCGCTTTTTACTGGATCTGAGCGCGGATGTATCCCGCGGCCTGCACCACCTCGCCCGGGTCCACCGCTGCGCCCCCGGACCCGTCCCCGTGGGTTATCTTCCCTCCCCGTTGGTAATCGGCGCCCGCCGCGACGGCCGTCCCCACATCGCCTCCCGTTGGATCCCCGATCCCCTCAGAGCGCCTCTTGTCCGCCAGGCCTTCGAGCTGCGCGCCGCCGGCGCATCCATCAAATCCATCCAGCGCGCCACGTGTCTCTACGCCAACAGCACCGGCTACACCTACATGTTCCGTAATCCCATCTATATCGGCCTCCACGTCTATGGCAATGATTCCATCCCCGATTTCACCGAACCCTTGATTGACCGCCCCACCTGGGATGCCGTCCAGCGTATCAATCAAGCCGCCTCCCGCCTCTATCGCCCCGACGCCCAGTCTGGCAGTCTGCACCCGCGCCGCCGCTCCAGCTCCTACCTGCTCTCCGGCCTCATCTACTGCGCCAATTGCCTCAGCCTCCTCACCGGCTTCACCTGTCGCAAAGGTCCCCACACCTATTATTATTACCGCTGCGCCAGCGGTCACCGCCAATTGGACCATCCCAAGCCCATCTTCCAATGTCCCCGCAAATTGCTCGAAGACGCTGTGCTTCGGATCCTCGCCGAGCGTATCCTCACCCCCGAAAACGTCCTCCCCATCCAGGAGCAATACCTGGCTGCTGCCCACGATCGCCAGGCATCCAACCACCAGCGCCTCCAGGAATACCAGGCCCAGCTCACCGACCTGGATGCTCGCCTGCATCGCCTCGCCTCCGCCATTTCCGCCGCCGGTCACAGCCCTACCTTATTAGCCCAGCTCGCCCAGCTCGAGAAACGAAAAAGCGAGCTGCTCATCGCGGATTGCGGCAATCCGTCGCTCGCCATCCTCAACACCCAACCCATCCCCACCCTCGACGATATCCGCCTCACCCTCGAAGATCTCCTGCGCACCCTCGCCAGCCGTGACCCCGAACGACTCCGCCCCATTCTGCACGGTATCATCCATCGCATCACCGTCCATCGTCAAAACGGCGTCATCAATGGCGAAATCTCCTATCTCCTCCCTCCCTTCATGCGTATGGATCAAAACTCCTCGGAGTACCTCTCCATACGCACAACCTCTCTCCTCTTCTCCCTCTAATTTTACCCCATCCCTCCATCAATCATTATTGCAATTTCCCATCATTTATGCTATAATTCCTACATGCGAGCTTTCCGGGTCGAACCTCCGTCGTCATCTGTCACAGGCCGAAAACGGGCACCTATGCCCGCAAAACGGGAGCGACTCCCACCTGGCGCCCGGGTCCTGCGAACGCCAAGCGTTCGTCATTTACCGGTTTCTCCCTCGCATAAAAGGCTCTCACCTCATTGAGAGCCTTTTGCTTTAGCCATCAAGTTGCCTCGTACCAAAATTCCCCGCGCGCCTGTTTCGTTCCTGATGCCGTCCAGGCCGCGCCGGTATAATCTTTGTAACAATTGACGGTCGACGCGCCCACCAACAGCAGCCCTCGGCCAGGTGTGGCGGCAGTCACGCCGTTGTCGACCACCAGGATCGGGAATTCGAATAAACCGGATGCCGCCGCCGTGTAGGGCAGCGTAAAACTGACCGTGGCGGCGTCGCTCGGCCCCGCTATCTGGAACGCCACCCACATCAGTTTCCCGATTTTTTTATATCGGATGATTTTGACGGTAAAACCGGACCAGCCGGTGATCGTGCTCGTCGCGCTGTAATCCGTCCAGGCAACCGAGTATAGATCCCCCGCGTTGCTCTGGCTCAGCAAGCTCGTCGCCGTCGCGCTGTCGAACACCAGCGCCCCCGCCGGCGTGCTGGTCGTTTCCTGCTCGCCCGGGTAGAGCGTCGGCTGCGTCCCCCATCCGCTGGTCATCACCGTCGCAGCGACAAATGCCCAGGTCGTGCCGGGTAGGGTCAGGTAGAATGTTGCCACGCCGCCATTACTATAGGCCACCAGGCGCGCATGAGTGATCTGCGTCAGATCTCCACTGCTCTCCTGGATATAGGCATTGAAAGCTGCCCGGTTTCCAGCGCGGATCAGCATGTGGAATTGTTGGCTCGACGATACCTGCCCGCCGATGAAATGGATCAACAGGCTGTCGCCCGTCGCGGCTGTGCTGGCCGGCAGGCTGGCAATCCTTAGCCAGCGCGCCGCATCCCCGCTGTTCGAGCGCATCTGGCCAAAAGCCAAATTTTTGAACGCGAACATCGGCGCCGGCTGCCGTTCCAGCTCGTCGATGCGCTCATTCAGCGTTTTGATCTGGCTCACCAGCTCGGCCAACAAATCGTCAAGATCCCGCATATCACACCACCTCGCGCGTCTCCACATCCACCAGGAACGCGTCTCCGTTCCCCGGCGCTTTCCAGTTCACCGTAACGCTCTCGATCTTCCTCACGCTCTCGCCGCCGTAGTCCACCAATACCAGGTCTCCGGTTTTATATGTTTTCCGGCCAATCACCGGGACCGGCGAGTAGAATTGCCTGGACGTTTGTAGCACCCCGAATGATAGAGCCTCCTCGATCCTGGTCTCCTCCAGTTTCTGCTCTCCCCGGAAAGCGACTCCTGCCGCGGTTTTTTCGTTGCGCGCATCCACGAACATCTCGAAATCGTAATCCGCCGCGTAATCCGGCCCGGTCACCACCTCGATCATGCGCAAGTCATCCTCGCCCTGCCCGGCCGCTGTCGCCGCCGTGGCCCTGGCCCCACGCCGCTGCAAGCGCGGCTTGCTCATCGTGTCCGTGTTCATCGAGAACAGCACCCGCTCGGCGCCGCTCGATTTATCCTGCCCCAGCTGTCCCAGGTAGAATTCGAACTCCCACGCGTCGCCGCCCTGCCAGCGCAGCGCAAAATCGCCGCCCGCCTGCTCGGCCAGCTTCTGCATCACTCCCAGCACGTTGCCGCCCATGAACGCCGCGCTGATCGGGTTGCCCAGCCCGCCAGGCGCAGCGTTGGTGACGTCGTAGCCCATCCCCGGCAGCAGATCGCCGTTGCGCTGCCGTCCGTTCGCGACGGAGGCGTCGCTCGTCAGGTTGTACTGCACCAGCGTTTTATACAGCGTCTCGGCGGCTGCCGCGCTGAAGCTGCTGCGGTTGTTGGTGTTGGCCGGGTACAACACGCTCCGCCAGCTCAGGATGTGATTCTCGCCTGGGCAGCGGTACTCCATCGTGGTGATGCCGTCGTCGTTTGTGGACATGTCCCAATCCCGTAAGATTCCCACGTACACCCGCACGAAGCCGCCATCCACATCCTGGATACCCAGTATTTTGTTGCGCAGCATTACCTCGAAGATGTCCATCTCCGCCATCACCGCCGCTTCCGGGTCGTCCGCGTTCAGTGCAAACACCAGCGGCAGCGCGTCGTTGACCTGATCGGTGTAGCGCGCCCACAGAGGCTCCAGCACCGTCCGCTGCAGCACGCCCGCCCGATCATAATGCCTCAGGTGTAGCTCATACATTTTTATCCGTTGATCCGTTTCATATCCGTTGACCCGTTGACCTACTCCGGTCCGCTCGCCTTCCAATGGACATATATAGTCTCGTCCCCGGGTGCGCTAAGCCGCGAGTATGCCACCCGAAACGTGGATGCGCTGAGAAATGTCTCCACCAGGACGACCCACCATTGCGTGGGAACGTCGCTGGATATAGCCAACGCCAGGATGGGGCGATAGGCGAATGCCACCGGGAACGTGATGGTTACAGTGCTAGATAATGCTCCACCGGTGAGGGACACAGAAAAAACACCTTCCTGCATCCGCACCGCTGTAGGCGTATAGTTGTTTGTGCCGGGTGTGGCCCAAACGGTAGCGCTGCCCCCCTGCCGACGGTAGAACTGCGGCACCCGATTTCCGGCCTTGGTATCATCCACAGCATCGTTGGCGATCATGGCCGTGGATATCTTCGTAAAGGCCAGCGCGGATGCCGCCCGCGATAGCACCGTGTCCTCATTTCCCGCCTCGATGTCTGCCGGGTCGCCCACGCTGTTGACTGCCCTCCCGATCACCGTCAACGCCCCGCTGTCCCGCAGCTTGGCATCCGTCACCGCATTATTTTGGATCTTCGCCGTCTCCACCGCCAGGGCGCCGATCTTCCCGGCCGTCACCGCCAGGTTATCGATCTTCGCCGTTTCCACCGCCAGCGCGCCGATCTTCCCGGCCGTCACCGCCAGGTTGTCGAGCTTCGCCGTTTCCACTGCCAGCGCGCCGATCTTCCCGGCCGTCACCGCCAGGTTGTCGAGCTTCGCCGTTTCCACCGCCAGGGCGTAGATCTCGGCCGTATCCACCATCATCGTGGATTTTCGGAAGGTGCGATCGTCCGTCAGCGTGATCGCGCCCCCCGTCGTGATCGTGAACGTCGCCAGGCTGATCTCCCAGGTAGTGCCATAATTTTGCGTCAGCGCCGGGATCGCCGGATTGCCATCCGCGTTCAGGTGTACCGCCAGGCGCGTGCGCGCCTCCAGTCCGGCCCCCCCCGTCCCGGCCCAGTTGGTTTGCAGCACCACTCGCCCGCCCGTGGTGCCAACGCTTGGCTTCGTCACCGTCAGGTTGTTGACCAGTGCGTCATTGATGTACAATCCATAACAAATCCCCGATCCGGTCTGCACCGTCAGCGGCGAGGCGTTTCCGCTCACCGCCAGCTCACCCCCCACCCCCTTGCTCACGCCCTCCACGGCGAAATTCTGCACGCTGAACCAGGCGCTCAAAAAGTCGCGTGCCCCGCCCTCGGCCAATTCAGCCGCGCCATCCCCCAAACCCACTACTGTATCCCATGGCCATGATCTTTGCGTCATAATTCAATCCTCCAAACTTTCTTCTCTTCTTCGCGCCCTTCGCGCCTTCGCGTGAAAATTCTTCTCTTCTTCGTGCCCTTCATGTCTTTGTGGTAATTTTTCAAATACCTTGGTACCGGTCGTAATAATTCATCGTTACAAGTGTCTCTGAATTGATCCCGCTGCCCGTCACCCGGATCGAGTTGACGCCTGTACAATAAGCGCCTGATGGCAGCCTCTCGCCCGCCGCGGCCAGGTGCCAGGTCGCCAGGTCGCTTGCTACGGTGAGATACTGATCCACGCTGTTCCCGTCCTGGTCGAGCAGCGTTTTCTCGGTCAGGTCAACGTCAATCCATTCGGTCGGGTCGGCCAGCACGATGCCGCCGTTATCGCTCAGGTCGATTACCTCGCCGGTGGTCTTGTTGGTCAACACCGGGTCCGTGACCGGGCCGCCAATGTGAAACAGCGGATATTCCGGCGCTCCCAGGCGGCTCAGACCGGCGTAGTTGATATCCACAACCATATCCAGCACGTCCGTCCCGATGGCCCAGGGGATCGGCCAGGGGATCGGCCAGCCGGTGGGTTCCGCCCCACCCGCGCTCAGACTGAATTCCACCGTGCGGATCTCTGGATCGTACAGCCGCCAGTCGCTGGCCTTGAACACCCCGCTCACTTTCTCGGTGCGCTCGATGCGATCTTTCCAGGCCAGCTCGCTCGTCAGGTTCACATCCACCGCCCGCACCAGGCCGCCGAAATCGAAGATCAGCTGCACCGGATCGTCGTCCCTGGGCTGGAAGATGGTCAGAAACCGCTCGCGGATATCGCGATAATCGTCGACGTCCACCCCGTGGATGGCGAAGAACAGATCGAGATAGCGGGGATCCGTTCGATAGCCTAAATCCGAGTCGCCGTTCTGCGCCGGGGCGCGCTGCGCAAGGCGTCGCACCGCCGCCAGTCCCAGGTCATAGGCCAGCAGCCGGATTTCTTCGCCGTCGTTCAGGTCATAACTCAGCCCGGCGCTGGTGGCGGTCAATAGGGGCGTCGGAGCAGTCATCGAATCTCTCCCAATTTATCCAGGTGCCGCGACGCCCGCAGCACGCTCATCGGATCGCGGTTGGTATTGACGGTCGTGGTCGAGCTGTAATTCACCTGGCTGCCCGCCTCCGCCAGCTCCAGCCCGCTCAGCGTCGGAGCGCTGGCTGCCACCGGCTCGAACGTCAGGCTGGGCGGGTTGAACAGCGCGCTCTGATCAAGTTGCGCATTCACGCTCTTCATCGCCTGTGCGATGCCGCGCAATCCAACCTCGAACGGCGTCGGACTGCCCGGCGTCAGGAAATCCGGCAACTTAATTTCTTTCAGTTTCTTGATCACGCTATCGATCCATCCGATGACGTCCTGGATCGCCTTGCTGATCCCTTCGAACGCCCCCTTCAGCGCCCCGATCGCCCCATCCACCAGCCCCTGGATGATCGGCCCCAGCGTATCCACGATAAATTTGCGCACATCTTCGAAAATCGGCATCAGTTTATCCTGGATGAATTTCCACACCGCCTCCAGCGCCGGCTGCAGCACTTTCTCCCATAGCCCGGCCAGCGCCGTCAGTGCCAGGGTCAGAGCCACATTGAACAGCTCCGCAAGCGCTTTGAACAACGGCACCAAATTATCGTTGATCCAGTTGTATACCGCCAGGATCGCCGGGTACAACGTGTTCGTCCAGAAATCGCTCAGCGTCGTTATCGCCGCCGTCAGCGTTGTGCCGAGCCACGTCCATAGGGTCGAGAGCAGAGGCATCAGCACCGTGCTGATCCACGACCACACCGCCAGGATCGCCGGCTGGAGCGTGTTCGTCCAAAAATTCGCCAGCACCCCGATAGCAACGGGAATTGTCTCCATCAGCCACACTGCCAAATCTATAAATAGGGGGATGATGTAGGTGGTAAAAAACGTCCAAACCTGGTTGATTGCTGGAAGGAGTATGTTGGTCCAGAAATTAGACAGGAACTGAATTGCAACCGGCAAATTGGTTTGGAACCAGGTAAATAATTCTGCCAACAAGGGTAAAATATTTACCTGGAATGCGTCCCATAATTTCATAACTGCCGGCAGCCATACAGTTGTGAAATAATCAGATACAAACTTGATCGCTGCTGGCAATGCAACGCCCAGCCAGGCCTTGAGTTGCTCGAAGATCGGGCTGCCGGTCTCCGTCCACCACGTGGTGATCGCCGTCCTGATCCCGCCCCAATCGCTCTCCCAGGCGTTTCTGAGCAGCGCAATCGCCCCGATGATCGCCGCCGCCGTCAGGATCAGCGGCAGCATGCTGGCAATGACTCCTGCGATGGCCGGGATCACCACCGCCGCGATCACCACCCCGACCGCCATCAGCACGTCCTGCCAACTCACGAAACTGCTGATCGCCGTAATGATCGGCGTCAGGAATTCGGTGACCGCCGCAATCGCCCCCTGCACCGACAGAATGATGCCATTGATCTGGGTGACCAGGTTTCCCGCCTCGGTCTGGCTCAGCCCCAGCGTCGTAGCAATGTTTAAGATCATCGTATCGAACGCCGCCAGCGGCTCGGAGCCGCCCAGGATCGCCGTGACGAATGTGGTCACCGCCTCCACGATCGCGCTGATGATCCCCGATAGCGGCTCGAGCGTTGCCAGGAATGCGTCGAACGCCGGCAGCGCCAGATCCAGCACTTTCCCGGCTGCATCCATCAGCGCCGTGCCGATCGGCTCCAGCGCCAGCGTCGCCCGGTTCTTTAGCAGCGTGAGTTTCTCGCCCCAGTCCGCCGTGGCCCAGGTGGCCTCATCGATCGCGCCGCGGCTAGTAAATAGAGCATACCCGAAATCTTCTATTTCGAAGCGGCCCTCCCGGATCGCCGCCGCCATGTCCGGCCCGGCGCGCGCCCCGAATACGTCCATCGCCAGCGCCAGCGCTTTGCTCTCATCCTTGTTATTCTTGATGGCGTCGAATGTCGCCATCAGGCTCTCTTTGAGCGGCTTGCCGGCGTCTGCAAATTTACCCGCCGCGATCCTGAGACTCCCCATCACCAGCTCGGCATTCACCCCCTCCTTCTCCCATTTTCCAAACAGCGCAATCGACTCGTCCAGGCTGAAACCCATCAACCGCAGCGGCGCCCCGAACTGCACCACCTGCTGCATCAATTGATCCACGCCTGTCCCGCTCAGCTGGCTGGCGACGAACACTTTATCCAGTGTTCTGGCCGCATCCTCGTTGGCCACGCTCCAATCCCCCATCAGGCGTGTGAACAGCTCGGTCTGCGTCTTGGCGTCGCCCCCGGTCAGTTGCGCCAGCTCGGCCAGGTTGGTTGCCAGGCCGGTCAGGCTCTTCCCGGTCAGGTCGGTGCGCGCTCCCAGCGCGGCGATCACGTCCGTCACCGCCTGTGCGCTGGTTGGGACATTCGCAAAGACCGTCCGGAACGTGCCTTGCAATTCCGCCAGGCGCGCGCCCGTGGCCCCGGTCTGCACCTGGATGGTGTCGTAAGCCTTGTCCACCACCTCTCCGGCGTTGAACGCGAACGCCCCCAGCGCCACAAACGCCGTCGCCAGCGCCGCCACACCCGCCACCAGACCGGTCAGCGCAAATTTACCGAGCTTCTGGACGCTCTCGTCGATCTTCCCCAGCGCGCCTTCCACCTTGCCACGCGCCTCGGCCATGTCCCCATCCAGTTTATCCAGCGTCGCCCGGATCGGGATCAGCGCCTGTCCCAGCTCTGACGTGATGCCCACGGATCGCCTCCGTCACTTATAGTTTGAGCTTGCTTAGATCGACTTTGCCTAGATCAGCTATTTGCTGATTGAGTTTGTCGAAATCAACTGCCTTCACCATCTCACGATACTCAGTCCGCCGCCGTTCGGCTTCCTCCGGCTTCAGTCGCTGCGCCGTTTTCTTCTCGGTCAGCAGCCGCTTCAGCGAGGGTATATGTTTGGCCCGGCTCAATGTAGCCGTCAGCCAGGCCAGCCGCGTCTCGCGATCCTGCTCACGCCGGTCACGTGCGACTCGGTCGCCGATCGCCGCCTCGATGGCCTGCCACGTCTCGCGCGGCGTCATCTCCCAAAACTCGCCGACTCCGATCCCGCAGCGCAGCGCCTTGACCAGCAGTTCCTCGAAATTTATTTCGAGGGCGACCGGGTCGCATTCTTCGGCTGCGGGATCGGCGCTCAGTTTGGGTGTGCGATTTCCTGATCGCCGTCGCCATCGTAGCTCAGCACCTCGGCGATGGCCTCGAAGATCGGCTTAGCCACCGTCATCAGGCCGCACTTGTCCATCAGCGTATAAGCGTCATCAATCGTCACTCGGCGGCCATTGACTCTCGCCGCCCGCCGGTCGTGCTCCATCCCGACTTGCAGCAGGATGGCCGCGTCGCCCACGCTGAACTCACCCTTGCTGAAACCGCCGAGCGCCGTAAGAATGCCGCGACCCAGCATCTTCTCAGCTTCCGCCAGCGCCCGGTTGTTGTACAGCACGTGGATCTCACTTTCGCCAGATACGATCGTCGCCTGGCCTCTCATGTGCCCACCGCTACCCACCAGCCGTCCACCGTCATCGAGATCGAGATGGTAGCCTCACCCTGGTCCGGGAAGGCCTCGCTCATGCTGTCGACCTTGGCGGTGACGATCTCCGTCACCACGCCCAGCTCCTGGCGCGCGATCAGGATCAGGTCGCCGTTTCGGTTGGCCGCCTTGAGCGCCTGGTAGGCCGCATCCGTCGGCACGTACAGCGCATCGAGCGAGACCGAGCTCGAATAACGCCCGGCCAGCACCCGCTGCGCCCGGCTGTCCTTCGAAGACACATCGATCGTATCCGATGTCTCCTCGATGGTTGCATCCCGTTGACTGCCCACCGCCTCGTACATGATAGTCGGCGGGATCCCGGTATTGCAGAGGATAAGCAAATCTGTACCGTTCATAGCCATGGTTAATTCTCCTGGGCGATTGCCCGTATCGTCAATATCCTGCCATAATAGTCAGGTTCATCGGCAGCCACCGGTCCGCCGCACTCCGATAAAATCCATGTATGTCCTCCGATAATGAGCGCCCGCCGGTGCAGCAAAAACCTCACCCGCTCTGCGATCGCCTCGATCACCACCGCGCCGCCCTCCGCGTCGGTGTAGCAGCGCACGTCGCGCACGATCTCGCGTCCTCGCGTGGTCTTGGTGTCCCACGCCGTCTGCGCCACATCGCCTGCTGAAACGATGTAGGGCGGCTCGGCGTCTCCCGGCGCGGGATCGGCCGTAAACACCGCCGGCAGGCCGTTATATTGGGCCAGCAGCCCGGTCAGTGTGGCGTCGCCCGCCAGTACGTCGTAGATCGCCAGCGTCAGGATGCTCATCCGGTCAACATCTCCACGATCCGTTTCGCATTCTCGAACACCGCCGGCCGCAGGAACGGGTGCGCCGGGGCCGTGCTCGATCCCAGCTCGATGTAGAAACCGTGATGCTCGCCCTTCCCGCTCTTCGCCACGCCCACCAGGATCTCGATTTCGTCCGTTGACGCCGTAACCTGGTTGGTAAGCAGTCGACTCACCACCTTCTCGCGGTACGCCTGCCCCCACTCCGGATCGTTGATCGCCAGCAGCCGCCGCCGGGCATCCTCCTCGACGAACTTCCCGACCGTCTCGGCGTTTTCGAGCAGGCGCTGCCGGATGGCAGTTTTCAAATCCTTGGCATTCCAATCGAGCGGCATATCAGCTCCCATCATCCTGTGACTCGCGCTGCCGTTCCAGGCAGTCATATTCATAGTGCTCTCCCGCGTGCGATGGCTCACGCCGCGCCATCACCTCCACCAGCACATCGCTGGCCGTCACACCATCCGATGTAATGTTCAACACCCCAGGGCTGATCAGGTCTCCCCTGCGGATATCCGTCCCGGCCACCACATACAGCACGTGCGTGATCTCTCTTTCCTCCCGTTTCCCGGCCTCCCGCTCGCTGCTCGTCGCCGGTCGCATGCGCCCCTCCACACTGCCGATCAGCACATAATCGATCGGCCACCCGCCGCGCCCATCCGAGGTGCGCCGCCTGCGAGCGATCTGGAAGGTGCGGTTGAGCAGAGAGTGGAACACGCTCATAGTCATGGGCCCACGATCCTGTAGCTATCTAAAATGTCTTTTTCCGAGAGCAGCAGCATACGCGCCGCGCTGGCGCCCATCACGCCCTCGCCGCCCTCGCCGCCGTACGCCACCGAGAAATCGCCCAGGCTCTTCGACGCCACGCCTGACACGGCGTCGCTGTCTGCTGCGCGCAGCCCCGCCTGGTACGCCCGGCTGGCGGCGCGTGCGCACACTCCTCGAATGTCGTCCGGGATCGGGTTGTACCCGTGCGTGTAGGTGATCTCGATGTTTTGCACGCCTTTCGGCCATACCTGGCTGTTCAGGCGGTGCAGAAACCCGTATTTGCCCAATTTATAGGCCGTGCTGGCCAGGGCGGCGCCGTCCACAACTACTTTCGATACCGAGATCGCTGGCAGCTCCGGCAGGAACACCACGTTGCCGCCGAAGCAGTCCAGGATGAATTTCTCGTTGGACACCCGCGAAAGATACTGGTGGCAGTACCCGCGGATCGCCGCGCTTGCCTCGCTCAGCGCCCGGCCGGCCGCCGCAATCTGCTCGGGAGTCGTGATCGCCACCTGCAGGAAATTCTCCATGTCCGTTACATTCGCAAAATCAGCCACGTTCCGTCTGGTCGCAAGCGACCAGCCTCCATTCTGCAATCGCCGCCAGCACTTTTGCCGGCAGATAGTCCAGGTCCTGCGCCAGCTTGAGCTGCTCGAACGTCTCCACCCCATGCGCTTGCAATGCCCTCACCGATGCCTTTCCGACGCCGGGAATTGTGGCGATATCATCAATCGGCTGTGATCCGGTCATCGGCTCCTCGGGTGGTGGAACCCCATCCACCAGTTTGGCGATTTCCACCATAATAGCTTGTTGCTCAACTGCGCTCGGGTCGACGATCTCTATCCGTTCATCCGTTTCGATCCGTTGACCGGCCTTGTTCGCCGGCATCTGCGACCCGGTCGACGGCTTCCGCATCTTATCCTGCGGCTTTTTCAGCAGCTTTTTCTCTGTCACCGGTGGGGGTTTCACCAGCCCCTGGGCGATAGCGTCGCTCTCGTACATTTTGACATATCTCCCCCTGGAAATCTCCACGTTGATCAATTTGCCCTTGCTCATACGCGCCTCCTGGTTGATCAATTTCCATTGCTTCGGATTGATGATCATGTTATTTTTTCCGGTGCCCCGCCATCATCTGCCTGAAATGCGCCAGCACCTGCTCCTCGTCGCCGGCGTGACATTTCACGAAACGCCCCGGCGCCAGCTCCACCCGCACCACCGATCGCGCCGGCGTATGGACTTCGAGACGGGGTGAGGCGTAGCGCCCGCCCTGGAATTTCCGGGCGGTTTTGGACGCGAAGCGATGATAGAGCAGATAGGCGCCCTTCGGCCCGCGGCAGTTCCAGGTAAAGGGCACGTTCAAAAAAAGCGCATCCGATTTCAACAGCGCCCGCAGCAGCGCCACCTGCTCATCCCAGCCCTTGAATCTCAGCCACTCCGATGCCCATAGCTCGAACAAATGTGCAGTAGCATCATTTTTTCGCCAGAATAGCATCCCGGAATTGTGGTACAAGATGTACGGGGTCTTGAGCCAGGCCGCCGTCCGGTCCGCCTCGGTATGATCCAGGAACGAGTTAGCCAGGCTGCGGATCTCAGCCTCCGCCACCACGAAATCCCAGTGCTCCAGTAAATCGAACCCGATCTTAGGTGAAATCTTGAACTCCGTCTCCGCGTCCACGTACAGACTCTGCTCGAACGGGCTGATCCCGGCCAGCAGCGGCTTGATCCTGCCAGCTTTGAATCCGAATGCTGTCTGGCTGGTGAACGGGTCCACGTAGCATTTGTGCGTCGAAACCTGCTCTCGCCCGGCGAAATGCGCGGCGACCCGATCGCACGTCTCCCCATCTCCCACGACCAGCACCGGCATGTCCGGCTCCTTTTTCCACAAAGAGCGCATCGAAGCCTCAGCCTCTTTCATCGCCGGTTCGCCCCAGCACATGTAAACGACTCCTCGCTCGATCATGAAAGTTCCTTTGCAGCGCTGGCATGTGGGAATGGCTCATCCAGCGCCTCCAGTCCCAAGGCCGGGCATAATTTGGAGTATCCGTCCCCGGCGACAATATCCATCTCGACCAGTTTCCAGGGTCGCCCGGCAAAATAGTCCCTGATCCGCCGGTTATGCTCGTGGTAAACGCGGCGGAAGGTAGCTTCGTCAAACTCCACGATCCCATACACATTTCGCCGGTTCCAGGCGCCCACGTCCGATGGCTTGACCCGTTCCCAATGACTCCGGCAAGATTCGAGCCAGCTTTCCTCTGCGCGGGTGGTCAGTACGAAGACGGCGCCGGGATAGTGCTGGTCGAGTGCTTCCAGACAGGCGAGCACGGGTGTATCCGTCAGGGCGTCGTAATCCTGCGCCAATTCCATCACCTGGCGTGGGCTTGGGTAGTGGAGGGCCTTATATCCCAGGCGCTCCAGGGCTGCATTGAGCGAGTTGGTGCCGGTCTTGGATAGACCAACTCCGAATACCTTGGTTGGCCGCGGTTCGGTCAGGAGCCACAGGCCGCGCGGGTCTCTGGCTTTTTTGGGCGGATGCAGAACGACGATCGTCCGGTAGAATTTTCGGCACGGGGCGTACCGTTCCCGACCGGCATCGTGCAGCACGACCGCGCCGCCATGCGCCAGCAGATCACGCCCGATGTCCAGGCAGCGTACCCGGTGACGCCCATCCACGATGATCAGGTCGTACATACCAACTTGCTCAGGGGTCAGCTCATGATATTCGGGGTAATCCAATCGCAGCAGGGTTACGTTGGGTGTTATTTTGCCTTTCAGCGCCCACGCGTAATCCGGGTTATGCTCCACCGAAACCCAATCCATCGCCGGAAACATTCGGGGCCAGTATAGGGTCGAGCCGCCCGAACCCCACTCCAGCACGCGTTTTGGTTTGCGCGCAAACAATAATTTTCGCAGCGCGGCGATCTCCGCCTCGTCCATCATCGGGTAGGATTGTAAGCGGATTGTCATCGTCGACTGTCGAACCGTGGCGGTTCTCGTTGTCATCAGCGCATCCTCCGAAATGCAATCGTGTAATCTCTCTGCCCAATATATTCCCACCGCGCGGTACTCCACCAATTCACTACCGCCAGGCAAACGCCGGTGATGGAGGAATAAAACATATCGTGGAGGGCTACAACGCCGCCAATTTTGATGCGAGGTGTCCAATTGGCCAGGTCGCGGCTAACCTGCTCGCGTGTGTGGTTCGCATCGATGAAAAGCAGTGAGATTATCTGCTCGTTCGAGTAGACTTCTGCAGCTTCATTGGTGGTCATAGCCAGCAAATTGGGCGGTATTAATCCAATATCTTTGAGATTAGCTCGCCATCGTTCTGGCGTTGCGCGTTTCCGCTGGTTCGGCATCGCCGTGAAAGCGTCCACAGTGGTCAGCTCTGCGCCCCAGATCGCCGCCGCCTGCAGCATGATGGCCGTCGTCCGGCCCATCCAGCAGCCCAATTCGACCAGGTTTCCACGTCGCCGCGCCAGTCGGTAGAGAAATGCGGCCTCGCTCTGGCGGTACAAGCCCGGAATTTGATGGGCAATCGCCAATGCTCGCTTGATTTCTGCGGAAGGTACGATCATTGCGGCGCACCCTCCCGCCGCGCCTGGCGGTGCTTGTGGTAGATGAACTGCGCTTCTTTTTGGTGGTGCGTGTTCCAGGGCGCCCGCATCGGCGCGATCCGCACCGGGTGCTGGTGGATGGCCCGCAGCAGCGCCATTTGGTCGTGCAGATTCCAGCGCAGCCATTCCGCGTACCAGGCGTCCATCATTGCTGCCGTCCGATCGTTGCGCCGGAAGAAGATCACACCGCTGTTGTAATATAGGTGCTGCCCGGTTCCGAGCAGCTTCGTCGTCGCCGCCACCTCGTCTTTATTGAGATGCGGCCAGTGGTTTTCAGCGAAAATCCGTGTTACATCCTGCGTCAGCACCAGGTCCACATATTTCAACAGCTCCCAGCCCCCCGCCGGGCTGCTCAGCATCTCGGTGTCAGCGTCCAGGAACAGAGTCTGCTCGAACGGGCTGAGCCTGTACATCTGCGTCTTTTGCGTGCGCGCTCCCCGGTCGGCTTCCGGGTGGTAGATGTTATGCTCCACACCTGTCATCGGCGTATCGCTCACCACGGCGATCGGCAGCCCCTTGGCCTGTTTGCGCGCCGTGCGGATGCTTACGCCCGCCTGCTCCCGCGCTTTCTCGCCGTAAGCTACGTATAACACACCTCGCTCTGCGATAATGCTCTGCTGTTCGACCATGAGCTCTCCACTCGGGGGATGTGGAGATGACTCCACATCCCCCGCATAAACCGACGCAAATTGCCCGGCTTATGCCATCAGAACCTGAACGAATGCCTGGGGTCTGATCAAACCCCACGCCGCGCGGAGTTCGGCCAAAATGGCGATCATATTTCGGATGAACCAGTCCTCGTGGCTGTCAGTTGCGCTGATCGTCGCCTGTTGGCGGTCCCAAAGTACCGCTTTGCGCCAGTTGGCCAGCCAGGCCGCGCCCTGGGCGGTGTGGAACGATTGCACCACCGGCACGCCCCACAGCGTGTTCGGCCCTGCTCCAAACGGATTGCCCCGCAGAAAGTTCCCATTGAGATCCCGCAGCAGGTCGATCGTCTCCCAGTCCTGCGGATTGAACACGAACGCCGTCGGCATTTGCCGTCCGATCACCAACAGCGTGGTGATCGCCTGGCGCGCCGTGATCAGCGCGTTCGTATTGAACGCCTGCACCAGTGTGCCGGGTTGGTTGTTGATCCCCAGGAAGTTCTCGCCGATGCCGTTGCCGTTGAAGAGCTGGTTTTCTAGCGCGTCCACCAGGTCGTCGCGCAGCTCCTGGTCGATCAAGCCGCGTAGCTGCCCCACGTCCGCCAGGGCGCGCTTGGTTGCGCCCACGTACACGGCGATCGTCTTGACCGTCTCGTGCACCCGCTCCCAATGGACTTCGCCCTGGGGCTTCTTGCCGTCGATCTCACCCGGGTAGCCGGTCACATATTTGACATTGGACTCCGGCGTGGGCGCCGCCTCCGTGATCTGTTTGGTTTGGCGCACGAACTCCACCGTGTCGCTGGTGGTCGTGCGCACGCTGATCAGGTCACGCAGTGTCACCGGGTAGCGCCCGATCGGCTCATAGATCCCGGTATCCTCCGTCACCACGAACGCCCCGGCGCTGTTATCGGCCAACCCGGTGATCAGCTCCTTGCGCTGGGGGAAGATGCCGAAGTCTTTGATCATCACCGCCGGGCTGCTGATTCCTTTGCGACTCTCCGAGATATGCCCATCTGGAGCAATCTGCTTGAACCAGGCCTGCCATTCCGGGCTATCCAGGAACCGCTGCCCCAGGGTCTTCGCGCCCTTGGGCTGAGTGTTTCCACCATCGCTGGTCTGGCGTTCGCCGAACTCGCCCAAGGCCTCGATCTGCTTGCGCATCGCCTGATCGTCCTCGGCCTGTTTGATCTGCGTCTTCAGATCATTCGCCTCTTTCAGCGCCGCGGACACCTTGCCGCGCTCGTCCTCGGTGAAATCGCGCTTTTCCTTTTCCACCAGGTCGCACAAGTCGCGCGCTGCCAGCAGCGCCTTTTGATATTTCTCATGTAATTCCTTGAGAATGAACATTTATTCCTCCTCCGGTTCTACGCCGGTTTCAATTTCTAGAATATCTAATCGGGTCCGTATCAGTTCGATGCCGCTCGACTTACCCTGCGAACGTCCCCGTTCGCCAGCCTCGTCTTCGCCGTCGCCCTGAGCATTAAGAGCCTTTGCAGGCTCGAAACTACCATCATGACCTTTGCAATGCGCGCGGGCATCGGCTGCCTCCCAGGTTTCTTTGGGATAGCGATAGGCCTGCTCGGTCATGGTATCTTCGTCTTTCAGTTTTCCCATGATGACATCATATTTCTTTCCCTCGTGCGCCCGCGTCGTGCGCCGGAAGCTGTCCGCCTGGAAATCGCCTGGCGGACGAAGCCGGCATGAATGTTCATTAGGGAAGGGCTTTGCGCCCTTGATGTCCGTGGTTCGGGTGTCGATCCCTGCTCCGCGCGTGACCGGGGCCACGCCCCAAACATCCAATCCCTCCAGGAATCGTACATCCTGATCCTCGAATTTCCCCTGGCTGGCCTTTTCGATCTCGAAAGTGTACGACCATTCCTGAAGCGGACCGAGCGCCTTGACCACCCGGTAATGCTCCAGGCCGGATTGAACATCCAGGAAAAATTGGCCTTCTATGATGGCCTTGTTCTCCTTTTCATGAATCACGCCCTTCCCGACCGGCAGCATGCCGTAGCTATGATTCCATGGCTCGATCAGCGTCCCTTGCCCATCGTGGAACGCCCCAGGTAACGTCACGTCCTTGTCGTGGTCGATCACGTTGAGCGTGGCAAACTCGGCCATGAACTCACCTTCCTTGCCATCCGCCTTCAGTTGGATCAGCCCGGTATAAATTTTTTGTTTCATTGAAAACTCCTGTTTTCCGTCATCGAAAACTCCTGTTTTCCGTCATCTCACACCTCAATCGGATTGCGGCAATCCGCAATCACGAAAATTCCACACTGCATTGGCAATTTGCGTTTTCGTCCGCGCTTCCCTGCGGATCGCCCGGCCAGCGCAGTCCGTTGCTGAAATTGTCCCGGATCCCCACCGTCTCGCCGTCCATCGCTGCGTGGCTGGGTCGTGGGTTGCCGCTGTTGACGTGCCAGGTCTTGCTCCCCACGCTGCCCGAGGCCCTGGCCGCCTCCATCGAGCCGAAATTAGCCGCAGAGGTGATCGCCCCGATCACTTCCCGTCCCACCCAGGCGCTCAGCGCCACCACGAATACATTTTTCACCGCCTCCAGCGCCTCCGGCTGCATCAAAGCCTCATCCAGCGCCGTTTTGGTGTGGTTATTGATGCTCTCCGCCTGGATCCTCGAGTGTTCGGCCAGCCAGGGCAGCATGAGCGCCTCGAACATGTCCCAATCCTCGATCTCCGCCCCCAGCTTTTGCGCCATTGCCTCGGCGTAGGCCAGCGTCGTGGCCCGGTTCAGCTTCAACAGATCGACGCCTAATTCGTTGTTCCAGCGCTCATCGTCCCACCACACCGAGCCGCCGATCACACTTTTGCCGTCCTGGATGGTTGCCGGTACCCGGCTGACGATCGATCGCTCCTGCCGTTTATAGAACGTGGTCAGCACGCTCGTCCATTTCTCCGCATACCGGGCGCGCAGCTCCGGGAAATGGCTGTCGAACCGCCGTGCCTTCGAGAATTGCGGCGCAGACCCGGTCTGCCATTCTCCAGCCGCTGCCGATTTTCCGGGCGGGGCGCTGTCACGCGGCGAGGCCTGACCCCCGACGATCACATTCAATGGGGTAGCCAGCTCATCCGCATCGCCGTCCATGCTCGGCATGTTCATCCGGGCGCGCGCCTCGTTGGGCGTCATCCACGGTCGCCCTACTGCCGCCTGGAAAGATTTGATCTGATCCTCGAATGACCCGGCCAATTTTTCCATGATGTTGAACTCGACGTAAACATCGTCGCTGTCGGCGAATTCTGGCAGCAGCTGCAGCTCGATGTCCTGCTCGATCATCACCAGCCACGGCCCCAGCGAATCCTGATACAAGTTTTTATGTTGCTCGGTAATATTCGAATTGTGAACTACGATACCCGCCGCAATAAAATTATGACTGCCTTCGACTTCAATGTCATAGACTGGCTCTGCCGGAAGGTCTTCGATAGAAACTACACGCGAATATTCACAACCGACCGGAGGCTCGGAATTTCTACCTCTCGCAAACGGGTAATTCTTGGCTTTCTTGCCCCAGCTGCGCGCATTGGCCCATCGCTCCTGATAGCGCGGATCATATGAACCGATCATCAGATTCGCTTTGGGATCCGAACAAACAATAGTCCATTGATCGACGTCCCCGTTGTCGCCGGTCGGCAGCACCGTCCGTCCAACTCGGTGATAAACATTGTTGACGGCCACTCCCAGGCTCATGCACAGATGGCGGATATCTTCGATGAGTAAAGGATTGCAAGAAGAATAGCTGATTTTGCCGCGCTTATCAACCGATCCATCAGCGTCCAAGTAGCCACGCAAGAACGCAAACTGCTCAGCATGACTTGCGCCGAATACCCAGCCAGGAACGCGCTTGGTATGCGCCGTTCCAGATAGGCCAAGTTTTGTTAGCTCCTCTACAACCATCACGGACGCGAAACGAGTCTGCCGATCCCCTTCCACCAGAGCCACAGGCTGCATGGGCACATCTCTCATCTTACCGTTCCCGCGACGGCCAAAAGACTTGAACTCCTTGCGCATAATATTCCGATAGTGATCCATATATAGCGCATCGTTTGCCCTCGCGATAGAAACGCTTCCGGTCTTGGGATAGATATTCCCATCACCTATCAAGAGACCAAAGAATTCCATCCGCTCTATCGCTTGACAAGATTTTCCCTCTGGTAATTTCTTCAGCACCACCAGAATATCGCCACATTTGATCTCATTTGCCGGCATATAAATATGTTGCACTTCATAATGCCACCGAGATTGACCGGCTCGCACCTTTGCGCCCGCATCCGGATCCGGTATACCCTCCACTTTAGCTAAACGTCGAACTAGAATTGGATGTGTTGGATTCACGTCCAACGTCCGATTTTGTGTCTTAATACGCAGGATCGGATTGATGCCCGTTTGACCTGACCGCGTAACCTGCTTCAAAATGAATCCATCACCACTATGACTCCAGACTTGATCTCCCACTCGTATCTCAGCGATAGGGCGTGGTCCCTCTGCCGTAAACACCGGTACATGAGCAGGTAGACAGAACGTGGCATGCTCCAAAATGCCCACCATCGGCAGCGGGATATGATAAGCGCGGGCACATTCCTCCCGCGTCAACTTCCGCCCGCCCAGGTACTCGCTCTCCTGCGGGTTGAAGCTCCCTTCCGTGAATTTCATGCCCTCTTCCAGCACCGCCGTCTTGCCGCCGGTCTCTTCGCCCGCATACAGCGCCGCGAACTCGGCCATGAAGCGCTCGCGCGCCGGGTCGCTCCACTCCGGCGCTTCAGCCGGTCGCTCGATGATCCCCCGCATCCGCGCCGCGTTCTGCCAAAATTCCTCCCGATATTTGCCGGCGGCCTGCTCCTCGGCCAGTACCCGCCGCAGAGTTTCTAGCGGCGATAGCCCGCTGACCGCATTCTCCGGGTTATAACCCCGGAAGTGCACGATTTCATCAGGTTGCAGCTTCCAGAGCTGCCCACTAGCCGTGATCGTATATTGGGTGGGGATCAACCCGCCCTTCACCGTCATATACATCGGCGGGATGCGCAAAAGTCCGGTTAAATCCCTTCCACTGCGCAATTTGAGCCAGTAACCGTTGAAATATACCCCTAAATCCGCCATCAGCGCCTCGATCAGGCGGTAACTCGTCATCTTGTAGTCAGCCGGCAGCGGCCTGGAGAGCACCTGCGGCAGCCCATGATCGCCCGGCATCAGTCGCACCCGGTCGGTATCATCCACCCTCCGGTAGGAGTGCAGGCCCAACTGCGCCACGTTTCGGGCCAGAAAATCGACGCACGTGCGCACGTTGGGCTGCATCCGGTACAACGCCGCGTAGTCGTAATTGAACGAATCGTACAGGCGCACGCCCATGTAGGTCCTCCCCGGCGACCAGGACGGTTGCAGCGCTGCGATAGTACCGAGAGTCTGGATTGCAGCCATCAAATCACCTGTATGAAGTCAATATCTGCCCGGAAGATCAGCACCTCGCCATCCACCGGCTGTTTCTTGGCCGCCTGGCCCCGGTCCTGAATGATTTCTGCGCTTTTTAGCACCAGATAATCGCTTTTTCGTTGGAAAACGACGCCTTTGAAGGCTGTTCCCGACTTCAAATTGACCAAAACTTGCCTTAATTCGGGGTATTTTTGCAAGAAATTCATGCTGCCACAACTCCTCTGGCCTCGTATACGCTGGTCTTTCGGGTCTTGACTCCCGCCGTGAGCGCGTCATTGCGCGCTTCCCAGCTCAAAATCCCGGCCATCGCCGCATCGATTTTGAACGGCGAATCGGGCCGCTCCTTATAAATCGTCCATAATGGCAAGCCTTCCTCGTCCCGGATGCGCAGATTTCGGCGCACGGCCGCTCCCAGATGCCGTCTCAGGTGCGGATTTCCGTCATGCAGCAGCTCGCCGGTCGCGATCGCATTGGCGTACGACTTGATCGCGTAGGCCATCGGTTTTTGGCGGTTCGTCCACCACTCGAACACCCGTTTCTCGCCGTACTTCCCCGCCCACCCCGCCACCGTGCTCTCCCAATACGGTGGATCGCAGTACATCCGCCACACGTTCCAGCGCTCGAAGGCCTCCGCCACCACGCCGTCCACATCATCCGCCGGCACTTCCCATTCTCCATCCGTTGCCGACTCCGGACGCTCCCATAGACCCAGCAGCATCTGGAATCCCGTCTCGACGTGCGTGCCGACGACTGCCGTTGCATCGTGCCAGCGCGCCCCGTCAAAACCCAGGGTGATCATGTCGCCGTTGGGCGGCATGTAGTCGGCGTCCGCCAATTTATCGAACGCCAGGATGTCGAATGCTCGCTCCGAGGAGCGCACCAACCGGTTGAGCCAGACGCGCTCCAGGTATGATTTGTCAGTCGTCGGGTCGCGCCACTGTTCGCAGATGCCATCGATGTCGCTCCATTCGGCTACCGGTCCGCTCGCCTCGAGCACTGCCGCCCGCACGCCCTCTGGAGTCGTCAAATTATGTTGGTCGCTGGCCTGCCGGTGGAAGAAGAATAGCCGGCTGTCCTCGATCTTCCCGTCGGCTACCTGCCGGGCGTATTCCATCGTCGCCTCGGCCACCGAGTTCTCACCTGGCGCCGGCGCCGTAGTGATCTCCAGCGTCCAGGCATCCGAGAGATAGCGCTTCGGGATGTTCGCCAGCATCGTCGTGTGCGCCTGGCGCAGCCGCGGCGTGTTCATGCGGTGCGTCTCGTCGAACAACTGGAAGGTCGTGCGTGCCCCATCGCGTGCATCCGGCGCCGCCGAGAGACTCACCGCCTTGCCGTCTCCCCCGGTCCGCATGATCCGCGCCAGGCCGATGTCGAACGCGTCCGCCACCTGGCTGTACTCCAGGATCACCTTCAGCGCGTTGTAGGCCAGCTCGTCCGATTGCTCCTCGGTGTATGCCACCATCGGGATGTAGGCATCCACAACCCCAATGCCCACCGGCTGCCCTTTGGCGTCGAACCCATCGCAGCGCACCGGCCCCTCCGGGTGCAGCTCCACCGCCGTGATCAGCGCCCCCAGCTCCGTTTTGGCGCTGCCCTTCCGCAGGCTGATCGCCGCCCGTTTGAATCTACGCCTCCCGGCATGTTCGTGCCCCTGGGGATACACTTCGTACATCCGCCAGATCAGAGCGCGTTTTTCCTCGTCCAGTTTGACCGGCGACCCGCGTAGATCGCCTGGCCCGTGGACCAGATAGCTCTCGATGAAGTCGCACACCTGGCCGCCAAGCGATGGAAATCGCTCCGTGTCGAGCGCCGGGATTGTCAATATGGTCATCTCAACGCTCCCCGCGGATCAGCCGCATCGACGATTATTGCGCGCCTGGCCCTGGCGCTCTCGTGCCGATCCACGGCCTCCTCGGTCTGCGCCACCGTCCATTCGAGCCGCCTGCGGGCTAGTGGGGTGAGTCCAAACTCCCGTTCGAGCAGCCTGATCTCCGCTGCCACAGCCAATTTTCCGGTTTCCCAAAACGCATTGACCAACACCGCCAACCGATACAGCGATCCCAGGTCGGCCCGCATGTACTCGTGACATAACGGCGATGCCCAAACGTCACCCCACCACGTCTCCGTGAGTTTGTGCCACTTCCCCAGCGGATTATCTGGCAGCGCAGGCATACCCACGATCGGCGCCGACTCCGCGGGCAGCAGCGCACGCGTAGCCACCCGGTTTCTACGCTGCTTGAGCAATGGATTTTTAGGTAATGGCCCTGGCATAAGAGATTCCTACAAACCCGTACACAATAATTTCAGAC